TGGACCAGACGGGCAAGATCTGGGTCTGCTCCTATGAGCGGGACGGGCAGCCGGATCCGGGGCGCGCATCGCACGCGGGCGCGGGCGCGGGTTTCGGGGTGCCCGACGACAAGATGAACGAGGTCAGCCTCGGGATCGAGTTCCTCTGTCCCGGAGACAAGCCCCTGTCGGCGTACCCGAAGATGTACGAGGTCGGCATGCGTCTGTTGGCGGATCTACGCCAGCGCTACGCAGTGCCGTCCGAGAACGTGATCGGGCACAAGGAGTGGTCCTCTACCGGCAAGAAGGACCCGTTGGACGACATGGACAAGATCCGCGCGGACGTGGATGCGATCCTCACCCCGGAGCCCGAGCCCGAGCCCGAGCCCGAGCCGCCCATCGTCATCCCCCCGGAGGTGATCGTGAAACTCGTGGACTACAAGTACAACGGCAAGCCCAGCGGAACCCAGACGGCAGGTACGGCGTTCATCGACATCCAGAACGGTGCGTATACCCCGCCGGGAGACGGGTTCCTGCTGTCGATGCTGTACGTGAACGCCAAGTACCGACTCAAGACCGGGGCAACCAACGCCGACATCCGGGTGAGGGCGGTGCGCTCTCCCTTCAAGGGTCAGGCTGCTGACAACACCGGGTACCAAGACTTCGCGGTGCCCAAGGCCACGACCAACGGCGACGAGTTCCTGATCACCCATCTCTGGTTTGAGTCGTGTGAGGGTGGCCGGAAGATCCAGTGGCAGTTGGATCGCAGCGCAGATATGTCCTCCTGCGTTCTGGGGACCCGGTATACGAAGTGGTTCTGGATCAGTTGGGATCTGTTCAAGATCGTGGAGTCCTTGATGAAGGCGCAGGGACGCAGTGCTGAGGAGATCCCGGAGCAAGTCGCTCATGCCTTCGCGGACCTCGTGTTCGCCCCCGACGCCGCCGACGACGATACGGAGCCTGCATCATGATCATGAACGACAACATCAAGACCGCCATCGCTGTGCTCACCGCTGGGCTAGTGGCTCTCGGAGCCACCATCTCCGACGGGGTGACCGCTGAGGAGGCCATCGCCATCGCACTGGCGATGCTGGCCGCACTCGGTGGTGGCACTGCGTACTCCGAGCACCGCAAGGCTGTGCGCGCGGAAGCGGAAGTTGCTCGCCTCACAGGGTCATGACCTCTTTCAAGCGCCTGCTGATGACCGCTGGTGCAGCGTTGGCCATGGCGGTGGTGTGGATGATGTCGCGGACGGAGGGTGACGTGCTCTACGACGAGATGGAGGACGAAGACCCGGACGATGACGTCCCTGAGGACCCGGACGACGACTGATTCGCACTGCGAAAGGAGGCAGGGAGCATGTCCCAGCGCTACCTGATCCCGACCAACCTCTTCTACCACTGGCGGGATCCGTGGCCTCCGGAGTTCCCTGCACCCAACACCGGGGACACCTACTTCAACGTCTCCTCCCAGACCATCCGCGTCTTCTACGAGGGTGAGTGGCACGACGCCTCTGGGGGGAGCAGCGGGGGAGGCACGGAGGAAATCGCGGTACAGGACGCAGAGCCGACGCTGAGCACGCTGGATCTCTGGGTCAACACCAGCGCATCCGGATCCCTCGCCAACCACGGGGATCTCGCAGGATTGGAGGAGGACAGCCATCCTCAGTACCTGACCACTGGTCGCGCGGACGAGCAGTATGTCCGCACCGTCAAGTTGATCGTCTCGGACGACCCCGCATCAGGAACGCCCATCGGCGGGGCCGGGACCGTCTGGATCGAGTGGTAGTTCCCCATGCCGATGCACTCATGGACGGGGGCAGCATGGGCCCCGACCAAGACCCTCACGGTCTGGAACGGAACCGCTCACGTCCGCGCGAAGAAGGTCAAGGTCTGGAACGGATCGTGGATCCTCGCGTGGGTGCATCCCGTGGTCAACGCGTCTCTGTCTCTGTCCAAGAGCAACCCGATCACGAACGAGACGTACAACGTCACCTTGACGGCTCCGGGCGGGTTCCCTGAGGGGGCAGCGGTCACGTTCCGATTCACCGGCTACTCGCACACGGTGTATCCGGCTGAGGGCGCTACGACCGCAACCCTGACCGGTGCCGCGCACGCGACCGGAGGGACGTACACGTGGTACGCCGACGTGACCACCAAGGGCGGGAACACCTCTTTCGGACCCGTGACACAGTCGGTGTCTGTCCCCTCCACGACGGTGGCCCTGACGGCTCCGTCGTGGGTGCTGTCCACCCAGTCCGGCTCGGGGGGCGCTGCGAGCATCCAGCCTCGGACGTTCACCATCGACCTGTCCAACCCCTCTCTGGTGTCACGGGTGTCCTTCCAGTTGTCCTTCGCGGGCGGGGCATGGACGGAGTACGCGGGATGGAACAGCCCCGCTGCTCAGGTGTCCCACACGATGAACTTCTCGACGCCGGGCTCGTGGCGGGCGCGGGCGGTGGTGACCCAGACCGACGCGGTGGTCCTCTACTCCGCTGAGGCGTCGGTCTACTGCTACATCAAGCACCTGTACATGTCGGCCAATCCGACCGATCCGGTGGTGGGATCCTCCTCCACCCTGACCGCGTGGCACGGAGGCGATGCGCTGGCGTCCACGAGCGGTCGGTGGCAGTACATGTACCCCTCAAACGGGGTCTGGGTGGACAACTGGTCCACGCAGAATCCCGTGAATGTCGTCGCGTCGGGCGTCAACAGCATCAACTGGCGCTGGGCGGAGACCTTCTCCGACGGATCGTGGATCCAGTCCAACACGGTCTTGATGACCATCCGGTCTGCGGACGTGACAGTCAACGGAGGTCACTGCCACGACATTCAGGCAGGGCTCAACACAGCCGCCGCAGAGGGAAAGACTCTTCGTCTGACGGGGACCTTCCTCGTCTACACCAACGTGGACATCCCCTCCAACGTGTACATCAACGCCACCGGGGCGAAGTTCAACTGCAACCGAGATGGCGCGGCGTACGCCCGACCCGGAGACGCCCACAACGCGGGCAAGTTCGTGAACCAGAGTCCGGGAACAGGGGGGTACAAGCACGCCGGGTGGTTCACATGGGACGGAGGCGAGTTCGACGGAAACGGTGAGGGCTGCTTCACGATCAGCCACTCGCCGGGCTTCACGATCAAGAACGCCACCTTCTACCGGTATTGCGCCAATCAGACCTATTTCTCGTGGGGAGACGGTCACGCTATTGAGATCAACTCCTCCGGGGGAACGGACAATGCTTCTGGGGAGAATGGGACATTCAATGTTCAGATCCTCAACAACTCGTTCCTTGGAACGGATATGGGCCAGAGGGCGTGGGGCAACGACGAGCCGGTCCAGTTGGACTGGTCGTGGGAGGGATCTGGTGGTGCATCCCCCCATGACGGGACCATGTGCCACAACGTCTTGATCCAAGGGAACTACTTCCACCGATACAACGAGGGAGCCACGGTCAGCGGTGCAGGATTGAACGGATATAACGACTGGCAGTGGAGGTTCGCCATCTGCGCCATCGGTGGTCACGACCCCAGCGGGACCTCGCTGGAAGGCATGCAGGCAGGCACTGTGGACCCCGGTGTCGGCTGGTGGATCGGGTCACCCTCCCCCGCAGGAAAGCCGAAGGAGCGTCACAACCACGTCAAGATCTCCGGCAACAACATCCATGGAGCCGCCGGGTACGCAGGCGGATCATTGGCCTTCGACAAGGGTGCGATCCATGCTCACCGCCTCCGACAGGTCTGGGTAGTGGACAACAACTTCTACGGGTGCGGATCCCATCAGGTGTCCGGCTGGGCGTCCGACGACATCCCCACCTACGGGTCGGTGGCGCGGAACACCTCCAACAACGGCGGGAACCCCAACTCGTTCTGGGTGGCCAACTCCTGAGCAAGGTCGGACGTGGCGGGGTCCCTGCTCCTAGGCTTGCTCCATGAGGCACTCGGATCCCGGCGGTCGGTTCACGGTCCCATGGGAGCAGAAGGCCATCTTCGACGGGATCGACGGAGAACTCCGGGCCCCGGTCGGGCACCACGTCCAGTGGATCGAGTTCGACGCGGACGCCTCGTCCGTGGACCCGATCTACGACGTGGCCGATCAAGTCGCTGGTCGTCAGTGGAAGGAGCCGCTGAGGATCCCGGCCTACGCCGCGTTCATCTATCAGGGCCCGACGATGCACAACGACCGAGGCTTCTACAACACCGACATCTTGCGCGTAAGTGTGGCAATGGACGTGGTGGAGCGGGTGTTCCCCGCACTGGTCTGGGAGCCCGATCAGCACATCCGGGATCGAGTCCTGTACCGGGGCAAGATCTTCATCCCCACGCGCATCTACCTGCGCGGTCTGTTGCGGGACTCCCACACGATCTTCACCATCGACGCCAACCAGCAGAACCCCGAGGAGTACGTCAACGATCCGCAGTTGGTGGCGTGGGCGGCGCGGGACATCGAACCCCCGCAACCGTTCGACCCGAACATGACGAGGGTCGGTACCTCGCGATAGGCTTCCACCGTCAGTCTTCCTCCCAAGGGACACGACGCCGAAGAGCCCCCGAACCCCCCGGTCGGGGGCTTTTCGATGACGTTGACCAAGACGGAGCCGGTCGTCGGGCCCTAGCGTGTTCTCAGAGGCGTTCACTGCGGAACGCCTCCTGTATGCGGCAAGGGGCGGTGCGGAATGCCCGAGGGACTGAAGGCTGTGGACACGGCCTTGGATCGTGTTGCCTCGCGCATGACCCCCGTCATCCGGAACCGCGCCATCGATGCCGGATGGCCCGAGGAGGTCGCCTCCCGGATCTCCATGGTTCGCACTGCGAATGGTCTCGGAGTCCACGTCGATCCATCGGTCGCTCGCATCGCGGAGGATCTTGAGTTCGGGTCCATGAGCAACGCCCCACAGTCGGTGCTGTCCACCTTCAACTCCCCGCAGATGAAGAAGCAGATCGAGCGGACCGCGCACAACTCGATGGATGAACTGCTCGACCGGATGAGAGGGCTGTTCGCATGACGATCCCTCGCCTTCCCGTGCCCACCTACCCCTCCGAGGGCTTCCTGCTCGATGAGGACCGCGCCCTGCGCGACCTCATGAAGGGGATCGAGGTCTCCGACTACGCGGACCAGACTCGACCGGTCGAAGCGTGGTTCGGGCACCCGGACATCGAACTGCGGGAGCAGAAGTACCCGTACATCACCGTGGACCTGCTGGAGATCCACGAGGGGATCGACCGCGTACATCGGGGCAACCTCTACCTGCCGGGAGGTCCTCCGGAGTGGTGGGGACATCCGCCACTGGCGGAGAACCACGTCTGGGTCGGAGAGATGCCGACCCCGGTGGACCTGATCTATCAGGTCGGGACGTGGGCCCGGAACCCGCGCCATGATCGGCAGATCCTGCGCGCCTGCATCACTCAGGGACGTACGTCCCTCCGGGCGGGGATCCTGCCCACGGCGGACGGGTACACCCGTCGGCTCGACTATCTGGGGCACGTGAAGCGTGACCGGGAAGAGAGCGGCAAGCGCCTCTTCAACAACATCTTCCGCCTGCGGGTGTCCTCCGAGGTTCCCTTCGGGATTCTGGAGCAGTTCCGCATGGTGGAGTCGGTGCATCTCAACATCCGCGTTCGCGCGGACGAAGGGCGAGGCGAGGAAGTTCTCGACTCAGTGGTAGTGAGGGACTAATGACTGGCCTGTACGCATACTCGAATGGAGAGATCTGATGGCAACTCGTCCCGGCGTCTACGTCAGCGAAGCCCCGCTTCCTCGCGTGATCGCGAACCCCAACACCTCCGAGGCGCTCGGCGGCTTCCTTGGTACGGCCCTCCGTGGCCCCACGTCACCGGAACTCGTCACCTCGTGGTCCGACTTCGTCTCGAAGTTCGGAGAGTTCAGTTCGGGAACCACGCTCCCGTACGCGCTGTACCAGTTCTTCAGCAACGGTGGGGGCACGGCCTACGTCTCTCGCGTCTTGGGCTCTGGGGCCGTCGCGGCGACCAAGGACTTCGGTCCCGGCAGGCTGGTGTTCAACGCCATCAGCAAGGGGGTCTGGGGCAACAAGATCAAGGTCAACGTCGCGCTCAGCACCGACAAGAAGACCTTCACCATCTCGGTGATCGACAACATCCGGGGCGTGGACGTGGTCGTGGAGCAGTTCCGCGACCTCTCCATGGTGCTGTCCAACAACCGCTACGTGCTGAGCATCGTGAACTCCCCGACCATCGGCAGCCAGTACATCACCGTCGTCCACACGAACCTCACGGAGACCGATCTCACCGCAGGAGGTGAGGTCACTCTGGCGGGTGGCGCGGACGGCTCTGCTCCGGTGGCGGGCGACTACGGTGCCGCCTTCGACCAGTTCGATGACATCGACGCCAACTTCGTCTTCAACGTCCCCGGAGTTCCTGACGTCACGGCGCTGGTGACGAAGGTCGCCTCCGGGCGGCAGGACTCGATCTTCGTCGTGGACACGGCGGAGGACCAGACGGCGGCTCAGATCGCAGGCTCCGCGCTGCCGTCCTCGTCCTACGCGGCGGTGTACTACCCGTGGATCTACATCTCCGACCCCGCCCCCGGTGCGGTCCGGGGCGGCGTGGTCAAGGTTCCGCCGGGCGCGAGCGTGGTGGGGATGATCCTCCGCACTGACACCTCGCGGGGCGTCTTCAAGGCCCCCGCCGGGGTCTCGGCCACGCTGGCGAACACGGTCGCTTCGGAGAAGCGCCTGACCAACGCGGATCTGGACTCGCTCGCGAGCATCAACGTGAACGTCATCCGACCCGTTCCCGGCTCCGGGATCACGGTCATGGGCGCGCGGACTCGCGCGGTGGGGACGTCGGACCAGTACATCTCCGTCCGCCGGACCATCAACTACGTCAAGAAGCGCGCGGCGGAGGTGAGCCGGTTCGCTCTCTTCGAGCCCAACACCCCGGCTCTCTGGGAGCAGTTGCGCGTCACCAACGGGGCCTTCCTGTCCGAACTGTGGCAGGTCGGCGGTCTCGCTGGTCTGGACTTCTCGCAGGCGTTCTACGTCAAGTGCGACGGCGAGAACAACACGACGGCGACCATCTCCAACGGCGAGGTCCACGTCGAGATCGGAATCGCCCCGGCGTTCCCCGCAGAGTTCGTCATCATCCGCGTCGGGCAGTTCGAGGCGGACGCTTCCACCATCGTGACCGAGGAGGTCTAGCCAATGCCCGGTACGGCGAGCGCCAACGCTGCTCTCCCGATCAACGGTCGAGAGAGTCTCAACTCCGACCCGACGAGGAACTTCCGGTTCCTTGTCGAGTTCCAGCCCTATGGCACCGACCACCCGATGGCCAAGCCGGTCAACTTCGGCTTCACGTCGGTGTCGGGCCTGTCCATGGCTGTCGAGTCCATCCCCTACCGCGAGGGCGGGATGAACACGACCCTGCACCAGATCCCCGGTCAGGCGACGTTCTCCCCGATCACGCTCACGCGCGGCGTGCATCTGGGGAACAGTCAGGCGTGGCGCTGGATGAAGCGGCTGTTCACTGCGGTGGGCCCAACCTCCGCCAGCGGATACGCCGCCTATCAGTTCCGGTCATCGGTGACGATCCACGTCCTCCAGCACCCGGTGAACATGGGCAACGACACCGGGGTCCCGGCGAACAACACCCTGCTGATGACGCGCAACGACCCCATCGCAGCGTCCTTCCGGGCCTACAACGCTTGGATCTCGTCGCTGGCGTACTCTGACCTGAATGCTGGCGACAACGCCATCATGGTCGAGCAGATGACGCTGGTCCACGAGGGTCTGGACATGTTCTGGGAGGCGAACATGGCCACCCAGAAGGTCACCAACGTCAACCAGTCTCAGTTCGTCCTCTAGGGATCACACAGGGAGATACAGAATGGCAGTCGGAATCAACGACCCGAACGTCCAGCAACTGATCAGTGAGGCCAACAAGGGTACGGACGCAGATCAGATCGGTCCCCCTCTCATCGATCCGCCGGACACGGTGTTCCGATTCGCTGCCGGGTACTTCCAAGACGACGGGACGTGGGCCACGGAGTTCGAGGTCCGCGAACTGACGGGTCGCGACGAGGAGGCGCTCGCTCGGATCACCGATGTCGGGCGCTCCCTCGTGGCGATGATCGAGCGGGGGATCGTCCGTCTCGGGAACGACGCGGCGACTCCGGAGCGACTGGACAGCCTGATCGGCGGGGACTGGGACACCGTCCTGCTGGCGGTTCGTGCAGTGACCTTCGGGCCCACCGTCGAACTGCGTCCGGAGTGCCACGGGTGTGGCGCGAAGTACGAGGTGACGATCAACCTCCTGTCGGATCTCCCGGTTCGCACTGCGAATCAGGAGGATCTGTCGTGGACGGTCAAGGGGCGTCGGCACACGTACGACGTGTCGCTGTACACCGGAGCCACCCAGAGGCGGGTGTTCGACCTGATGGCGGAGAACAAGACCATCGCCGCCATCAACACGGAGGTCCTGAGCGACAGCATCGACCGCATCGACGGCATGCCGGTGCTGGGCAAGGACGTCATCCGGGATCTGCCGATGGCGGATCGGCGGACGATTCTGGACTCGATTCAGGACCGAAGGGTGGGGCCAGACTTTCAGGGGGTGACGATCAAGTGCCCCACTTGCAGCCACGAGCAGCCCAACCCGCTCAACGCTGCCGCCCTGTTTCAATGGAACTAGGCACTCTTACGGATCACTGACCCTCCTGTATGACCTACTGACTCGGCACTATCCCGGCTGGACCCTGAGCGAGATCAGGGACCTGACCATCCGGGACAGAACGAACTGGATCGAGATCGTGCGGTGGCGTCGGATACGGGAGGTGAATGGTGGCGGATGAGGCCCCGACTTTCGGGGGAATGAGCAGCGGCGATGCCGCTGACGCGTTCGCGAAGGTCATTGCCCAGATCAAGTCCGACATGGCCGCAATCGAGGCCAGCGCGAAGAACATCGAGACCAGCCTGAGCAAGGCATCTCGTCACTCGGTCGGAGGGTCCGGCTTCACCGCGCAGAACGCGGGCGGAGGGACAGGCTTCTCCTCCCCGACGATGTCTACCTCGCTGGGTGCGATCAGCAGTCAACTCGGTGGCGCTCGCGGAATCGGGACCACGGCTGCGTTCGGTCTTGGAGCCCTACCCATCGGTTCGGGCATGGGCGGCATCGGCGGGGGCATCGCTCTCGCAGGTCTCCCCGACCTGATCATGCGCCCGGAGCGGGCCCTCAACATGGAGGCCGCTCGCTTCGGGATGGCTCAGGCCACCGGATCCTTCGGGTCGTTCAAGCGGATGATGGACACCGCTCGGAACGACTTCAACGTCCAGAACGAGCAAGCCTTCATGAACACCATGGTCGCGGGCACCCAGCGCATGGGCATGGTCGGAATGATGGGCGGCGGCACCGTCGGCGAGCGCCGCGCTGCGTCCCAGATCGGCGGCTACAACACCCTCGCAGGGATGGCAGGCATCGACCAGAGCCTCGTTCCCGGCGCGATGATGTCGATGAACGGCGCGCAGGCCTACTACGCCTCCATGGCCGCAGGCGTCATGACGAGGAACCCAGCGACCGGGGAACTCATCGGGATCGAGGGCCAGACCAACCAGTTGTGGAACAACACCTTCGGCAGTCGCGGGGCGACGCGGGACGAGATCGACCGTGAGTTCGGCGTCGGCTCCATGGGCGAGGCCCAGTTGATGGAGATGTACGGC